GTAGAAAACAAAATGGTCGATGTTCGACTAACTTACGATAAAGGTCTTGATAGGTATTATGGTTTACTTGACCTAGCATTGAAGTATGGCATATTTAAACAGGTGTCTACAAGGATTGAACTTCCAGATGGTAAAACACAATTTGGTAAAACCATCAACAACAATCCAGAGACTTATTTTACAACAGATATTTTAGACCAACTAAATGAATGTTGTAAGAAAGAATTTAAATATGGAAATACTGATGTCATCGAAGAAGAAAGTGAGATAGATGCAGAATAGAATTGAAGAAATTATACTAAAGAATCTATTTGTTTCAGACACATTTACTAGAAAAGTAATCCCTTATCTTGAAGAGGAATACTTTTCAGATAGGTCTGAACTGTTAGTTTATAAACAAATCACTGAATACTTTATGAAGTATAATGAGTGTCCTACTCATGAAGCACTTAGTATTCAACTTAATGATTTGACTGGAGTTAATGATGAAGATGTAAAGAATGCTATGACTGTTATCAATGAGTGCAAACAAAGTACTGATGAAACACCACATGATTTTCTTGTAGATGAAACTGAGAAGTGGTGTAAAGATAGAGCAATCTATAATGCAGTTATGGAAAGTATTCAAATCATTGATAAGTCATCATCCAGAGAAAAGGGTGAGATTCCAGATATTCTAAAAGATGCATTGTCAGTTTCTTTTGACCAACACATTGGTCATGACTTCATTGAAGATTCAGATGATAGGTTTATATCTTACAATACTGTAGAAGATAAACTACCATTTGACCTTGAAATGATGAACAAGATTACGAAGGGTGGTTTACCAAATAAAACCTTGAATGTCGTTATGGCAGGAACAGGTGTTGGTAAATCACTATTCATGTGTCATTGTGCAGCCAATAATCTCATGATGGGTAAGAATGTACTTTACATATCTATGGAAATGAGTGAAGAAAAGATTGCAGAAAGAATCGATGCAAATCTAATGAATCTACCTATCCAAGAACTTTCTAATCTACCAAAAGATATGTACGATAAGAAAGTTAAATCTATTCGTGATAAGACAACAGGTAAACTAATTGTTAAAGAATATCCAACTGCATCTGCACATACAGGACACTTTAGACATCTACTCCAAGAACTCAATCTTAAAAAAGATTTCCTTCCAGACATAATTTATATCGATTATCTAAACATTTGTGCATCTGCAAGAATGAGAGCTGGTGCAAATGTAAACTCTTATACAATGGTTAAGAGTATTGCAGAAGAATTAAGAGGACTTGCAGTTGAATTTAAACTACCAATTGTTACTGCAACACAAACTAACAGACAAGGATTCACATCAACAGATGTAGGACTTGAAGATACATCTGAATCGTTTGGTTTACCAGCAACAGCAGACTTAATGATTGCATTAATATCTACAGAAGAACTAGAAGAGTTAGACCAAATCATGGTTAAACAGTTAAAGAATAGATACAATGACCCAACATACTACAGAAGATTCATCATAGGTGTAGATAGAAGTCGTATGAAGTTGTATGATTGTGAACAATCTGCAACAGAAGAATTACATGACTCAGGCCCTGCATTTGATAATAGTGATTCTGGTCGAAGAATTTCAGAAGAAAAAACAGATGGATGGAACATATAAATTTTATGAAATAGGAGACCAAAGTGTAAATACAAAGGTCTTTACTATTGATGCACCAGAAGATATATCAAGTATCAACCCTAATCTTGTAGAATACATCCATGAAAAGAATGGAAAAGGTGAAGGTGTACATGATACAATCAATGCTGGTGTTTCACTTTTTACAGGTTGGAAATCATTCGATAGTCCATATATTCAACAACTTTTAGATTGGATTGGACATGTAATTATAGGATACAATGCAAACATTACAGACTATCAACCAGTATTTACTCAAGTATGGGGAATGGGATATCAAGTTAATGATGTCACACCAGCACATAATCATGACCCAGCTGGGATAAGTTGGACTTATTATCCATACATCGAAGACCCAAAAATTGCACAACCATTAGAAATATGTACTGTTCCAAATGGTAGTATAGAACTAGATTTATCTAATTGTGCAGAACATGTACAAGATAAAACCAAACAATGGGGAGAAACTCTTCTTTCCATTCCACCACATACAGGACAACTGGTAATCTTTCCAGCATACTGTTATCATCAAGTAAAACCAGTCACAATAGAAACTCAAAGATATTGTATTGCTGGTAATGTCCATCACGATTTCGAGAACGCAACATCATATAATACTTGACCCATAGGTACACTTTTTAGTATAATGTTAATACTAGGAGAGTAATATGATAAATGGTATAAAAATTCAACAAAGGGGTGGTGACTTTCGTGTTATTGATGTCCCTTTAAATTCCAAAGAAATGCAACTTGCAATGGATAAATCAAATATGCAAGATGCAAGTTGGTCACTTATGTGTGACTCAGTAAATTCTCGTATTGGTATTACTATTATAGGTAATTTCAATCTTGTGAGCATCGTTGTAAATGGTGATGTTAGACCTTTACACTAGGGTACATATTTTGATATAATGTATACATGAGTTGGGAATTATTAAAGTTAAAACGAAAAATAAAAGAGAATTTTGAATGGGTATTAGTGGGTGCTAATATCTGTGTTTTAGTTCTAGGAGTGAGTGGATTATAATGGATAGTTATTTCGATTTTTTAGATACACTAAAAGAGTCTGGTCAAATTAATATGTTTGGTGCAGCTAGTGTTTTAGTAGATGTTTTTGATATCAACAAGTTTGAAGCAAGAGATATTGTTGCAGCTTGGATGAAATCATATGAAGGGAGTAAATAATGGAAGCAAAATATTTAAATAAACCTCTAGGTAATGAAAACTTAGAGAATGCAGTGATAACACTTTGCAAAGATATCGATGCAGAGTATAAAAAACAATGGAAACATTACAACGAAAAAGACAGTTATCATACTGCTGAAGTTGGTCGTTCTTACATCAAGATTGTAAGTGTTGAAGACCCAGATTCAAACAGTTATCCAAAAAGGTCTGTTTGGGGATTCATTAATCTTAAGAACAAAAAGTTTAAAGAAGGTGATGTTTTAAAAGCAGCTGGATGGGCAACTCCAGCACTTAACTCACCAAGAGGAAATATTTTAGAACACAAATATGTCATTCAAGGAATGAGAATTTATGGGCCAGACTATCTCAGATAGTTTGACTCATAGGTACATATTTTAGTATAATAGGAACATAGGAATTCATTTATAAAAAGAGAGAAAAAAATATGTTAAGTAAATATGGTAAAGAAAACGAGTCAAACATTTCGGTTTTAATCACAACTCAATATCGTGAGAACTATGCAGCTCACAATGAGGATTATGAACATGGTGTTGATGAACCATATTGGAAGTTCAAGGGTGGTTCTCAATATATCATAGAAAATGTAAATCTCTATGATACAGAGGGCCCTACTTTTGATGAAATCATTAAAATGGTAGAACCTATTACTACATATTCTAATGGAGCTTCAGAGGAGTATGTTATTGATACAGAACTTTTTGATGATACTGAATCATTGAAACTCAATTTAACAGAGTGGGAGTCCCCAACTTACATTGAGATTACTGATACTGGTTTTACTATTAGTAAGTTTGTGAACAATGAAGGTGAGTATGGATATATGAACCACAACATAAAGTCACTTCAAAAAGTGTGGTATCATGACAAGACTGGTAAGGTGACTAAGTATTTACCAACATATACTATGAATGATGGTTCATTACATAGTTCTGATGAATCAGTAAGAAAGTGGTTGGAGGCTGCATAATATCGTATGGAAAATAAAGGAACATTAAAAAATATTTTTGTTGACATGGATGGAGTCCTTGTCGACTTTGAAAAAGGTATCAGTGAAATGATAGGTCACCCTCTTGGGAATGACAACTATGGTCATAGTGAATATGATGCAAGAAAGAAAGAATTGACAGACAAGAGGTGTTTCAGAAAGTTACCACCTACAGTTGATTATCATGAGTTGATTGGATATATCAAACATACTGGTGTGAACTGGGAGATACTAACAGCTGCAGGTGCAGTTAACAGACAACTTGTAGTTTGGGATAAAAACGAATGGATTAAGGAGTATGTTGACCCTTTTGTGGTAGTAACATGCACCCATAGTGGTAGTCAGAAGAAGATTTTCTCTAAGAAAGGTAATGTTTTGATAGATGACAGACAGTCAAATATTGATGCATGGGAGTCAGAAGGTGGTATTGGTATTCTTCATAAGAATGCAAGAGATACCATAAAAGAACTCAAGATGTTGAGAAATGGAATGAAAATTGTAGAATCAGAGGTTGAAAATGCATAAATACTATAATAAGGATTATTATCCTAAAATTGGTGAAGATGCTTTACCATGGCTGATATATCGGAAAAGAGTTAAAAGAAATAGATATATTTTGAAATTTGGAATTATAACATGTCTAATGATAATGGGAATAAGTCTGGTACTTTAACAGGCAATGCAACAGTTGATATTCTTCAAAGGAAAGTTACTTTGAAGAAGGAACTCATTCATCTTAGAAAACTCAAGATACAAGAAGACAGACAGATTCAATTACAGAATCAAATCGATGAGTATGATACTGTACTCAAACAACATAGATTAAAGAAATGAACCCAGTGAAATCGTAGGGAAATAATCAGAGTCGATTGGCGTCCTTCCGCTCGGATAAAGTTAGGAAAACATTCACATATAACTAACAGAGTAAATTGCCACTAAGGGAACAATGCATTGTTCCCTTTTTTATTTACCTAAATAGTATTATGAAACGATTTAACGAGACACTAAACGAAAATAAATTTACTGATGCTGTTGGACATGACATGCCAATGTCACCTAAAAGAAAGAGACAATTAGAATCAGATAAAGGCCCTTTCAAAGACTTTCCAGTACAATTATGGTTAGATTATACTCCATATAGAAACTCATCTGAGGAAACTAAGAGAGAGTTAAGACAACTACAATCATATCAAACTTACAGAAAAGATGCAAAAGACTTTATGGAATTGGTTGATACTAAAATCATGAAACCTTTTAGAAGGTATTTTAAGAAACATGATTTAGATATGAAAGTTATCGATGAAGTAAGTAAGTTAAAAGATAACTTAAATCCTATTGTCCTACAACTTAAAGTACATTACAATAGACCAAGACCAGCAAAACTTGCAAGAGCTCTTACATTTCATAAAGAACTAAACTTTACAGTTCATCCACTAAAGACAGCAGAAACACCAGCATATCCATCTGGACATGCAACAGAAGGTAGATTTGTAAGTTTGTATCTTGCAGATAGAGTTCCTTTTGAACACAAAGGAAACATTAAAAAGATAGGTGATGATATAGGTCATTCAAGACAAATAGGTGGTGTTCATTATCCAACAGATACAGAGTTCGGACACCAACTTGCTGGTGCATTGTATAATTATTACAATAACGAAACAGGGTTAGTGAAAGAAAGAGTAAACTTCCAAGACATCGAAATACTACAAGAAGGTGGTATGAAACCAAGTGGTGAAGACTTATTTAAAAGAAATAATAAGGATGAATTTATAGAAAAGGGAAGTAAAGGTAAATTGGTTGATGTCGATGGAAACACCTTAAAGATAAAAAACAACGATGCATTCCTTAGACTTAAGAAAATAATTAGTGGTGTAGATGATAACAGTGAACTAGACCCATCTTGGAAAGCATTACACAAAGATGCATTAGGTGTCATTCATTCCAAAGTAGATAAGATTGCAAATGGATTCTCCACAACCACTGGTGCAAATCCTAAAGGTGAAGACTGGGAGTCTATCATTGCAGTTGGAGTAAACAAAATACAAGGTAAAAAATGGAATCAAGGTGATGAGTGGAACAGAGCAGAAAAGTTCTGGGGTGATTGGGAAAAACAAGGAATGAAACTTGGTCAAGAGTTTATTAAGAAAATTAAAGTATCAAAACTAGAACAACTTGGTGCATCGACACTTCCTATATCTAAAGAGTGGAAAGGAACAAATAAGACACCAAAAACAGACTTGATAGATGGTAAGAAAAAGATATCACTAAAGAAAGCAGGTGGTTCACAACTACTATCTGCTGGTAAATTCGAAGCAATATCTACAGTAGAAGCTGCAATGAGAATGTATTCTATCGACCCAAAAGGTAAAAGAAAAGTAGAAACATTACTTGATAATTTAGAAACTAAAATGATTAAACTATCTACAAAAGATACTGTAGGTAATTTAGAAAAGTTAGGAAAGAAAACAAATTTATCACCAGCAGACCAAAAGAAAGTTGCAGAATTAGACCAAGGCCAACTATATGCAAAAGAACTAACAACTGAAATGGAAAACTTATTTAACTCAGAAGCTTTGATGAAAGAATTCTTTTGTTGGGAAGCTGCAACTGGTGAAAATAAATTTGGTAAAGATTCTCAAGGTGTTGCAAACCAAGTAATTACATTTAAAGAAACAGGAACAATTACAAATATCTTACCATTAAAATCACCTAGTCAAGCAGGTAAAGTACTTGCAAAAGGTAATACCTTTTATATATCATTTAAGAGTTCATCTGGTTCACCACCCTATCTTGCATTAAGAAGTAAAAAGATAAAATTAACTGCATCGTATCAACCTACTTTTTCAGACATTATAAAAGAAGAATGTGCAAAAGAAAGAGTAGGAATGCAAGTTTTACATGAAGGTAAAGTAGAACAGTTAGATGAATTTCAAATGTTTAATAAACTTGTAAGTAAAGCAAAAGGTGTTGCAACTTCAATTAAGAATCAAGCAAAAAGAATCTTAGATGCAATTTTAAAAAGATTGAAAGATGCGTTTAACTGGATTAAAAAACAAGGTAGAAAATTAGTCGATGCAGTTTTAAACTTTTTCGGATTGGACATGTCAATTTCAAAATTAAAGGGTGGGGGTAATTACCCAATAGTATCATAATGGCAAAAGCAAATTTACATTTAGAACATATCGAAGATGAAATCTTCAACTCTGGAGTTGATGGTGCAAGACAATCTATTCTTTTCCTACTATCTCTTACTAAGATGTTATCATCTGGTAGTAAAGGTGTAAAGAATGTAACTGTAAAGTGGGATGGAGCACCAGCAGTATTTGTCGGTGAACATCCAGAGACAGGTGAATTCATAGTTGCAAAGAAAGGATTGTTTGCAAAGAAACAAGAATATTATACATCACATGCAGACATAGATGAGAAATTATCTGGAGACCTTGCAAAGAAGTTTAAAGTATGTTTAGATAACTTCAAAGACTTAGGTATCAAGGGAATCTTACAGGGTGACTTGATGTTTACCAAAGGAGACTTGAAAACTGAAACAATCAACAAAGAAAAATACATTACCTTTGGGCCCAATACAATCACTTATGCAGTCCCTTCTACATCTAAACTTGCATCTATTATGAGGAAAGCAAATGTAGGGGTTGTTTGGCATACCACATATTCTGGTTCAACATTATCAGATATGAGTGCCTCTTTTGGTGCAGATATTTCTGGTCTTAAAAAGACATCTAAAGTATGGATGGATGATGCAGAATACAATGATATATCTGGAACTGCAACATTTGACCTCAAAGACACAACAGAAATGAGAAGACTTATGTCAAGAGCTGGAAAAACTTTCCAGTCAATCAGTTCACCCAAACTTACAAAGTTCCTTGAAATGCAAGAGAGTATGCCACAAGGTGCAACTTATAAAACATATCATAACAGTAAAGTTCGAGCAGGTGATAATCTTCTCAGATTAAATTATAAAAGTCATGCAAATGGATACTTTCAATTTGCAAAAGAAAAACTACAAAAAGAAGTAGACAAACTCAAATCAGTAAAAGGTAAAGAGGCAAAAACAAAAAACAAAAATATGTTTTTAACTGAAATAAGAAAGTCTTTACCAGACCTTATTAAGTTGGTAGAGTTTCAATCACTTATAAATTATGGTAAAACTAAGATACTATATAAATTAAACCAAGCAAATCAATTAACCAGTATGTTTGTTAAAAAAGGTAATGGTTATGATGTGGTTGCACCAGAAGGGTTTGTTGCAATTGATGACAACTTAGGTGGTGCAGTAAAGTTAGTAGACAGAATGGAATTCTCACTAAATAACTTTACAGTCCAGAAAGACTGGGACAAATAGATTATGGAGATATATTATGGCAGATGCATTAAAGAAGTTTGCAAATCAAAACCCTACACCAGATACAGTAAATCTGGACAACTTAGGTGAAATACATCCTCATTTCGATGGGGAATCATGTTGGGAAAGAAGTCATCCAACATTCATATCAAGAAAAAGAAAAGTAATTTTAACATGCCCTCGTAAGGTAGGACATTCCTCACTTAGATTTTATCTTCATGCACAAAATGAGATGTATGATGATGATTGGATTTGGATTGAGGATGAACATAGAAATCCTAAATCTTGGTTAACTCCAGAAGAATACTATGAAGTTGTTTCACAAGTGTATAGTGAAGGTACTCGTGCAATTGTGTGTAAACAAAAATTACCTCATCATAATGAAACGAATCCTCATATTAAATCAGCAAATTTAATGATGATGAAATCACCAGAATGTAAAGAACATTTTGGTGACTATAATAAGTGGGATTATGCAAATAGTGTTGCACCAGAATGGTGTAGTAGAAAAGAATTTGATATGTGTCCACCATTTCAAACATTACCATTCTTTGAAGACTGGACATCGTATCTAATAGTAAGAGACCCAATGGATAGATTCATATCTGGTCTTATTACTGAAATGGATAATGGAATGTCAAGCCCTTGGATATTTGACAGTCTTGCACATACAGAAAAAGGATGGGAAAGATATTATAATTCTGCAAAAAGAATGTTGTACTTTACAGACCCAGAGTGGTTACTAATGGGTGGAATGGATGGTATCCAAATGAATCATACTTTTATTTTATCTAGACCAATGTGGAAAGGACAGACTATGTATGATGGATATGACAAACTTATTCACTATAAACACGATATAGATTATGCAAAAGACTCTAGTGGTCAGTTAGTTGCAACAACAGAATCTATGAAAAAGAGTCGTGGGATTATTCATTCTTTAGAAGATTTAGGATTTATAGGTGAGATGGTTGCAAAAACCTTGCATGAAGCAGACACAGAACAAGGAAATCAACATAGTCATACTCATATGAATATCACACCACCATTAAGACAAGCAGTTCTTAATGAATTAAAAGATGATGAAGACCTAAAAAAGTTCTGGGATAGATGTAGTGAAATCATTGAATGGGACTATGAGTCTCTAAAAATCAACCAACACAAGTTTTAAAATACATAAATACTTGTATGAAATCTTTCAAAGACATAGTTGAGGTAAAATCTAAGACAGGAGTTTTTGCATTTGGTAGATTTAATCCACCTACAGCAGGACACCTCAAACTTGCAATGAAAGTGAAACAGGTTGCTGGTTCGGATGATGGGTTTATCTATACAAGTCATAGTCAAGACCCAAAAAAGAATCCATTAGATTATAAATCTAAAACAAAATTTATGAAACTTTTGTTTAGACCAGCAAGAGTAACAGTCTCTACATCTAATTCTAGAACAGTATTTGATGTAGTGGTCGACCTATACAATCAAGGATACAGAGATATCAAGATGGTTGCTGGTTCGGACAGATTGAAAGAGTTTCAAACACTTCTCACAAAGTACAACAATGTGAAAGGAAGACATGGTTTCTACAACTTCAACACCATTCAAGTGGTGTCTGCTGGTGAAAGAGACCCAGATGCAGATGACATATCTGGAATGTCTGCATCTAAAATGAGAGCAATGGCTTTCGATGGTGATGAGAAGGGATTTACTTCTGCATTACCAAGAACTTTTAGACAAGGAAAACAACTGTATAAATCAGTTAGAAAAGGAATGGGACTCTCAGAGGAGTTTCATCATATACCAGAGTACATAAGAAATGACATTGGAAGAGACATACGAATCATTACTTGAGGGGATAAACGACCCTGGCGTATTTAAAGCTGTCTTTATGGCAGGTGGGCCAGGTAGTGGTAAATCCCTTGCAGCTAAAAAATTAGGATTCTTACCTATGGGTTTACGAGATGTAAACTCAGATATGGCATTTGAGAAAGGACTGAAACAAGCAGGTCTTTCACTTAAGATGCCAGAAGATGAAGAAGAAAAAAGAGATGCAGTTAGATTACATGCAAAGTCTATTACTGCAAAAAGACAAGACATGTATGTCAAAGGTAGGTTAGGTCTAGTTATAGATTCTACTGCAAGAGATGTTAAAAAAGTTTTAAAACAAAAAATCCTATTAGAACAACTTGGTTACGAAACTGCAATGGTATTCGTAAATACTTCTCTGGAAACTGCATTAGATAGAAACAGAAAAAGAGAAAGAAGTATACCAGATAAAATCGTACAAGACAATCATAAAGTTGTTCGTGCAAACATGGGTAAACTACAAAATGCATTCGGTAGAGCAAATTTCTTTATCATAGACAATGATGGAGACACAAAAGATTTAGAAAAGAATACAACTAAAGTGTTCCCTAGACTGAAAGGTTGGGTAAAAGGATTCCCATCTAATAAGATGGCACAGGCATGGAAGGCTGCATTAACCATGAAACCTACAAAACTTGCAGCTGAATTTGAACATCCTATAGAATTTGAAAATAGATTACAGGAAAGAGAAAAAATGAAATCATTTAAAGAGTTTACTGAGGATGCACAAACAGACCAGTTAAAAGACAGACAAGAAAGAGAAAAAGAACAACTTTCAAAGAAACATGATGCACAGAATGATAAGGATAAACTCAGATTAACAAGAAAATCTAATGCAAAAACAGAAGGTGCAGTATCGGCTGCACAAAGAGCTGCAATTGCAATATCAAAGAAAAAGAATATTGGAAAGCCTGGATATGATAAAGAAGGTAAAAGATTAAAAGAAGCATCTCCAGAAGTCACGAAGACTAAAGAAAAAATTTATAAAGACCTAAAACCCCAAAGAAAAGAATTCGAAGACAAATATGGTAAAGAAAAAGCAGATGATGTAATGCATGCTACTGCTATGAACATGGCAAAGAAACATCATAAGATTGCAGAAGGTAGATTCCAAACAGAATTAGATAGACAACTTCAATTAGAATATGCAAATATCGGTCAGTATATGAGGGCAATGATAAAGAAAGGTCAACAAATGAGAAGAAGGAAAGCCTCTAATACTAAAAAAAGAATGAGGTCTATGAAAAGTGGAAAAGGTCTTCAAAAGAAATCCTTAGAAGCTGCAGGAAGAAGAAGAGCAAAAGATAAGTTGACCAGAAAGATAATGGGTGGAAAAGGTTGGGCAGACTTAACACTTCAACAAAGATTTAATGTAGGTAAAAAATTAAAGAAAAAGTCTAGTACAATTGCAAGATTAGCAAAAAAACTAATGCCAATAATCAAAAAAGAAAGAATGGCAAAGAAAGCTGCAATGCAACAGAAGAAAAACAAAGACATAAAACAATAGTCTAATTAGTGATATATATAAATACTATAGGAAAGATTTAACAGGAGACCACAATGTCAGATATACAAGATAGATTAAAATTCAACAGTGGGACTGATACAGTAACTAAGTCTGTTGCTGATGCGGTCTCAGAAGTACTTAACTCTGGTAAAGCACCTCAAACTCGTATGGAAAAACAAGCAGAACTTCATAACTATCCTTTACAGGGTAAACCAGAAGTTGCAGAATCATTCGGTAGAGAACTACAAGAACTTAGAAAAGCAGTTGCAGATGATAAGAAACAATTTATTGCCAAAGCTAGACAAGCAAAGAAAAATGGTGATGATAAATTTGTATTTGCTGGTAAAGAATACCCTTGTACAGTAGGTGAAGAAGTAGTTGATGAAACTAATAAAAACGACAAATCAGATGATGGTGAAGGGTTAGACGCAGTTCAACCAAAAGCAGTTAAGAAAAAGTTTAAAAACAGAAAAGACAAAGACATCGATAACGATGGAGATGTTGATTCATCTGATAAATTCTTACACAAGAAAAGAAAAGCAATTTCTAAAGCAATCGATAAAAAAGAAGATGCATCTGAAACAAGATATGATGCAAGAAGTAAATCCTTCAAGGAAACACTTCGAAGACTTGGATATGTGAAGAAAGACGCATTAATCTACGATAATAAAAGAACTGGAAAGTAACTATGTCACAAAGAGATATCAAAACAGTTAATTCTGTTGCAGATGCATACAGGTCTATGTATGCAAAGCCTGTTCAAATAGATGAAGATATATTAAATGAAGAGTTGATAGATTCTCTTATAGAAGAAGTTCGTGAAGAGGAACTTAATGAAGTTTCACTTTCAACAAATATGTTGCAAAAAGATTTTGCAAATGTTTGGGCATCCAAAGATTCAAAATTATATAGAGTATTAGATACTTGGGTTAGAATGCATGGTTTTGTAGACAATGCAAAAGCATATAAAAAGAATCCTAAAGCCTTCATAGACAGTTTAAAAAAGGTTGCAAGTAACCCAGAAAAATATAAAAAAGAATATGGGAATAACTTTCCACAATATATAAACAAACCTAACAAGAATCAATCATTCTCTGAAAGTGTAGAACTTACAGAAGCAATGTCAAAGCAAATGACAATTCAACAATATGCAAATAAAATTGGTATTGATGCAAAAGAAAAACAGTGGATAATAGACAACGAACCAGATATGGTTGCATATTTCCCTAATGATAAGTTAAAAGGTGCTTGGAATGCTCTTTCATATCCAGTAAGAGATGGAGATTACTACTTTGCATTTTTAACAGGTGATGATGAAAAACGAAAAACTGCAGCTTCTCGTGCAAACATGATGATGAATAATTATCTGAAAGCAGAACTTGCAAAAGCAAAAAAATTAAAGTTTGATGATGAACCTTATACAGAAGATATGATTGCAAGTCATCTTTGGAACATCATGTACAAAGAATTTGAAAAACTACCAAGAAATCTAGGTGCTGGTGATACCATGACTAGAGAAGAATTGTATAAAGCAATTATTGATATAACTGGTGGAGAAGTTCAGTTTGAATCATACGACCACGAAGGAGAAGCTATCCAAGAAGGTATGGTATCTGGTATGCTTGGAAAGATTCTTAATAAAATCAGAAATGCAAGAAAGAAAATTGGAAAGAAAATCAAACTTGGTAAGAAAGCAGTTGTTAAAGAATCAGTTAAGTATGATGCAAATATACTTAAGTCAGTTGCAGACACATATGCATCAATGCAAAAATATGGAATACAAGGTGATGTTGTAGAAGACATACAAGAAGATGCTGTCATGTCAGCACCAAAACAGAACATGTCTAAAATCAAACCTATTTTAACTAAACTTGCAAAAAAACATCCTAAAGTTAAAGTTTCATTCGGTACTCATTCAAAGGGTAAATTCGTGGATGATAATAACATAAACTTCAAAGGGAATGGTAAAGATATTGATAACTTAATGAAAGCTATCCAAAAAGACAAACCTCTCATGAAGATGATGGAAGAGACTCAACTTGATGAAGTTCAAAAAGTTGAAGTAGATTCAATGAAAAAAGTTTCTAAACAAATGCAAGCAGTTTTAAAATCATATCAAGCAATTGCAAATAAAGGTGATAAAGAACTCAAGAATACAGTTCATAACAAATCTTACAAAAAAGTTCTTGATGCAAGAAATTCAGTACTTACAATGATTGGTACACTTCAAACCAAAATGTTATTGCAAAAAGAAAATCTAGATGAAAGAGTTAGTGGAGATGATACTCCATTGACTATGATGGTTCATAGTAAAGATTTAGATGTCTTTAAAAAGTTAAAAGTATTGGCATCAAAAGCAGGAGTTAAACTTGCAAAAGAACTTAAAGGAATTAAAGTTGAAGGCCCATTAAGAAGTTTAATTAGATTTACAGAACTAATGGATAAAGAACCTTCATTCAAAAAAGAAGAGGTTGAATTTCAACTTAATGAAGCATCTGCTGCTGGGATGATTGATAAATTATTCAATCTTAAAGGTAATAAAGATGCTGGATATGGTGTTGCAAAGATGTTAAGTATGACTGGTGTTAAAGTCATTCAAGCAATGCAGAAACAAAATCCACAAGGATTTATGAAAACTGTAATTGCATTAGGTAAAGAAAAAGGT